CGGTGATTGCTCCGGTCTCGTTGTACTTAAAATTAATTTGCTTGTACAACTGCGGGCGTTCTACCTGGCTTTCGGTAATGTCGAAGTATTGCGATATGTCGATTGTTGCTCCACTTGCATACCATTCGCCTAAGGGCAACAAATCAAAGCTCGTAGAACTCGTTGGGATAACCACCAAATTAAACATCTTGCAGATAGAAGATACGAAGTCAGATACCTTCTGCTCTGGCATATTAGACGAAACGTCTACATCTGCATTTATTGTTTGAGTTGAACTATTGGTAGCGTCCATATACAGAGTGGCACCAACATACGCCTCAATCAAACTAACTTTAAGCGTCAGCGTATTGAACTCTTTTGCTCTTGTGTAGAAGGTAACCTTATCACCAAGTGTTAGGACGATGCTAAATGTTCTTGTTTCGGATGCTGCTGGGTGAGCATCGATTACATACGCCTGAACCAACTGCCCATTCACAAATGCACCTATCTCGTAGTCTACCGTGGCATTGTCCGTGGTAATGGTTACATCGTATGTATTGGATTCCGTTACCGTCCAAGTCTCAGTTGCAATGTCAAATTCGGTAGGCGTGGACGTGCCGTTAAACGTAACCAAATTCCAAGGAAGCGTAAGCGACACACCGGGGCCGTACATATACTCCGCCCTGCGGTGGCACCACATATACAACTTATCAAAGTCACCAATGTTGGTGATGTTAAACGTGACTCCGTACTTAGCAGCAATCGCATCAAAGATGCGCTCTACCGGGATAGCGGGTTTTAGATTGTAGTATTGAACTCCGTGGTCTTGGTTGACGTTATGAAAGTGAATGTTGTTCGGGTCGCCATTCATACTATCACTCTCGTAGAACCAAACATCCTGCGGGGTGATTAGTGGGTAGATTACCGGAGCCAGCGCACTAGACGTTAATCCGGAATGGATTGTTGCTTGGTCGTAGGTGTGATTGTATGCCGACATATCAAGGTCGTACAAATAATCCTCCCCAAACAAGTCGGTTAGGTTTACCAGCAACCCGTAAAAGGTGATGTCATAGGCGTAGGGCGCATTCTTACGCATCTGTACGCCCTCCAACTCAATAGAACCATAGCGGAACACCAACCCGTTGATTTCAATGCTTCCTTCGGCACGCAATCGGTAGTCTGCTCCACCAACAATATCCGTGCGGTAGTAATGCTCAAAGATTGAATTGTTCCGGGGTGATGCCGGAACGCTGAACCCTTGCGTGTAGTCCGTGAAGACCTTGCTTATGTCTTGAATGTTTTGAACGGAGAGGTTAATCGTAATATCCTCATCCCCGAACATATCAAGTTCTTGGTCTCCTACAAATAAAGTTACCTTATTTCTCATCGGATGTTGTTACGAATGTCCCAAGCGATTTCAAACGACAAGGTGTAGTTAATCATTTTCTGATTGATTTCCTTTTGGTAATCTACTCCCGAATCTTGCGGGTTAACCGTGAACTCCACGCCTTCGTAATTGATGGATACCTTCTCGCTCATTAGCAGCTCACGGATAACGTCATCGTAATTCTCTTGCACCCAACCCGTATTCAGCGTGATAACCTCTGTGCTATTCACGTCAAATCTGCGCTTCTGCATCGTTTGCGTAAGCGACTGCGGTACGGTGGCTGATATGTTGATTTGTGGCATATACTGCTCGGCAGTAAAGTTACCAGAACGGGTAGATACCTTGAAGCACGTCAGGTAATCAACTACACCAAACTTGTTGATGAAGGAAATACGTACCGGGGTGTACTTCGGTTCGCAAATAGATTCCACCGTGTAGGTGAATTGTGGCGTTATGGCATCCGTTCCGAACCCAACTTCAAACGTATCGTTTAGCACTACGGCAGAACTTGCAGCAACCAAAAACGCCTGAGCTTTTGTTTTGTCGTATGGAATGTATACGATTCGGGTGTTGCTATTGTTACCGGGCGTGTAGTTAGCGACACCTTGCCAACTGCCACCAACATTCCGGTAAAAGAAATACATCCGGGACGGAAGATAAATAGGCATCGCATAGTCAACTCCCGTGATATACAACCTGCGGGGTGTTACCATCCGTCCGCTTGTGATTGTTCCACCTGTAACCTCTTGATAGGTTAGCCATCCGTCCGTAACAAGGAACGATTGGTTGTTCTGGATAATACCTGAACCCGGTGTACCCGCATCTACATATTCGGAGGATAACGAGAACTTACACCAAACGCCTTCGGTCGTAGACAATTCGTAGTTATTGGTGGTACTGGTTTTTAGTACCGAAGCAATCTTCTCACGGATTAACTCGCTGATTTCAAACGTAATAGGCGCATCGCTTACCGACTCCTTGAACAACGTGTAGTCAATCGCTGGGCTTGTAGTCCGGTCACCGGTGAAAATACGCAGCGTCAAGGTTGCGTTAATCAGGCCATCAGTACCTCCGGCACCTTTAGTCAACGTGATAAAAATAGGCGACCTTGCCATTTGTGGCGTAGTCGGGAATGTTGCAACAGGTATAGCCATTATTTACGTGTAAATGCTTGGAAGTCTTCCGGGGTTAATTCAAATGCCTTAACAATATCAGGCGGTAGTTTGGCGAAGTTCATTTTGAACGGTGCGCTAAAAAAGTAACTCGGTTTAATACCATTGTTGTAAACCGACTTTGCGATAGCCCATTGCAGACTCTTGCGTGGGACAAATCGTCCGTTCTTATCCCGTACTCCCTCCAGGCCTTTACGCACTACCCATTGAGCGAATGCCTTGGGTGGTGGCATCTTGTTGGTGTACTTGTATGGGGTGTTGAACTTGCGCTTTACGCCACTAACGCCCTTGTCCTGGTACTCGCCATAGTCCTCCATTGAGAACGTAAGAGAAAACGAGTTTGGGCCAACCGACAAATCATAATCCAAAGAGTTATAAAGCTCCTTTGTGCTATTCTTTTTCTTCTTGGTAAGGTTCTGCCTCGCCTGTTGGATTACACGCTTTGCAAATCGCTCTAATGCGGCTTGGACAAGTTCCTTGCGTGGCATTAGCAGATAGAGATTTCGGTATTGGGAACAATCATATCAAAGGTCAGGTTCCATCCCGTTAGCAGGTTCTCAAATCGCTCCGTGAACGGCTCGCAGATAATGTCACCTTCAATCTCAAACTTATCCGTGTACAACGTGCCTCTGCGTAGTTGCGATTGCAATCCGTTCAAGATAGCAAGAGTCGTGTTCAGAATATCTTGCTGGTTATCCACGCCAAAGAACGGCTCGTTCTGGTTGCGAATGTCCTGCTTGGTTTCGTCTACGATATCCATACACAAGACCGATACATTAAAGCGTATTACGTGGTCTGCGAATGTGGCCTGGTTAACCATAATGTGCGCCAACGGAAAGATGGTCTGCTTGTTCAGGTCAACATCGAAGATATCGCCAAAGGTTACCACCTTAACCAAGGGGTGTGAGGATAGGTAATCGTTAATCTTTTGGGTGGCTAAATAAAAACTTCTCATTTCTTCATCATTGCTAATTCAATATCGTTTTTCTCTTTTTCAAACGTCAAATACGTTAGAGCTTGGTGGACGGGAAGTTTAGTAACGTCTCCAAATTTGAGGACATCTCCATCAGCAAGTGCATAGATGGATTGATACCATCCCCACTTTTGTCCGAACTGCGCTTCTCTTGTGTAGGGGTTGTCTGTTGTTTGGCCAAAGAGCGCAACGTATGTGTTGCTAATACGTTCCCTAAACGATAAAAAAAAACCAGCGCTCCAAGCACTACGGATGCGGGCATCTCTTTCATTATCTCGTCTCGCTCGTCTGTTGCCGTGTATGGTTCAATATCGTAGCGTTCTCCCTTCTCTTTTGTTACCGGGCGGTACAATACAGACATTGCCTTGTGCATTGTTGCCCAATCAGAAATATAACTATCCAAGTCAACGAACTCGCCTAACCAGATTTCATTTAGGGCAGGGATGAACCCGTACTTGGTTCCCTTTAAATCTATAAACTTTGTAAGACCTGGCTTTTCGGATAGGGTCTTGGTCAAAGTGTTTAGTACGTTGACGGCATCCACCAGGCGGACGTTCGGCAAGTCGGAGAATGGAACATTGCAGAAGATTTCGAGCATCTTCATTTGCTTGAACTCACCTTCGCCTTCAATACGAGCAAAGCGCTGGTATTGGTCTAGCGTGATTTCGTCAAGCGATGTTGGTACTACTAATTTAAGTTCCATACGTAAATAACTCAACGGATAGAATACCTACCGTAGTTTGGTTTAGAAAGTTTATTATAGACGGCATAACGGCTGGCATCCAATGCGTGGTTCATTACGTCAATGGGCTTGTTAAGCAAGTTGCCGTTCTTGTCCTCCGTCCATTTGTAGTTCTGCAATTCTTTAATTAGATTGTTGCTTCGGGATGTTGCAAATATCTTATGCCGCTTCAGGATGTCAATACCTGCGTTGATTGAATCTTGCCCTTTGGCCGTGGGTTTAATGTTCCACCCGAATCGGTGCAGCTCTTCAATGGATTTTGGTTCTGCACTATCCGCAAAGATTTCATCCCTCCGGTCAAGTCCTAACGATTGCAGGTGGTGGTGAAGGTCACGGTTGGTCATACCGGTACGGTAGAGCAACTCGTCCAGGTATAAGTTATCCCCGTGTTGGTAGACTGCCACAAGGGCGCTGGGGTCGTTCGTGTAACCGAAATCGAGGCCATATGAAATTAGTTTTGCTTCTGTTGGTATTTCGGATTGGCCGAACTGAAAGATTGTAGCTCTTGACATTCCACGCTCACCAAGGCCGTAGATACGCCAATAGTCTTCGTCCGTATCCCTCAGGCGTTCGATTTCGTCTACAATCGACTTGTCAAGAAACGGGTTGTCCCTGTACGTTGTTTGGTAGAAGTCGCAGTCCTCCCGGGGTACAACCTTATCGTAAATCCAATGGAAAGATTCTGAGGGGTTGTAGTCAATAATAATACGCCCATCGGTACGGAATACCAACTGCTGCCAATCCTCGTAAAACAACTCGTTCCCTTCGTTTATGTAAAGCAGGTTGCGTTTACGTCCTCGTATCTTCTGGGGCTGGTCAAGCGAAATAAACTCAACAAGGTTTCCGTTTAGGTGGTATTCGTTGCTTGACTTGTTATGGTAATCCTCGTTGTACAATTCGTAGTTACGCAAGATTTCAAAGAAGTCACGCATAACCGAAGCCCGAAGCGAGGGGAACGACTTACGGCAAATGGTGATGGTCTTACCTGTATTTCGGTAGGTATACTCAAAGATAATCCAGAGCAGGATATTGTAAGTTTTCCCACTCCGTGTACCTCCTTGCTCAACTACAATCTTCTTGTCGCTATGCTTCAGGTGGTTAAATACCTTATTCGTTCGTATCCTCTCCAATTACTTCTATTTGGAACAACTTACCGCCTACGGCATCAATCTCTTGACGCTCAACGTAGCCACGCTTCTTACCCTTGGTCTTGAGAAAGAAAATGGTTGCAGTAGAGTTACCCTCTTTGATTTGTTTATGCAACTGGCTTTCTGCAAAGTCAATAGCAACGTCTGCGATTGAATCGACTGCTGCTTTGTATTCTGGGTCTTCACGCATCCAACGGTAGTGGGTTTCCCTTGCGATGTCTACCGACTTACAGGCGGAAGTTACAACTCCCAATGATTTCTCTAAAGCATCGAGCATTGCCTTTTTATGGGTGTCCTTATTTGTCATACGGCTTTCCGTTTATTTTAATTTCAAGAGATGGGTCGAGCTTGTGCATTCGGTCTACAATTACTTGGCAATACTTCGGGTCAAGTTCCATACCATAGCACTTGCGGTTGAGTTGGTGTGCTGCTACCATTGTTGAACCCGAACCGAGAAACGCATCGCAGACGAGTTCTCCCTCTCTGGAACTGTTTTCAATCAACGGGGCCAGAAGCAGGATTGGTTTCATTGTTGGGTGAACATCGCTCCTGCTGGGTTTGTCGCAGTGTATTATTGTTGACTTTGTTTTGTCGCTCAACATATTATTGAGCATTGATTTCATTTCCTGCTTTGTCAACTTATTTACGTCTACCTTGTCCTCAATTACGGTAGCGTGGTTTCTTTCGTTTGTGAAGTAGTGTGCTGCTCCTTCTTTCCATCCGTATAAGCAAAGCTCGTGCTTCCATTGGTAGTCCTGACGACCGAGAACTATTGTATTTTTAACCCATACGAGATATTGTTTCAATAGCAGGCCAGAATCACGCATTGCGTTTGAAAAGTTGGCAGTCTCTGTTGATGCGTGCCAAACGTACCAAGCACCTCCAGGTTTTGTGTATGAACCAAGCGCAACGTAAAAGTCGTATAGAAATTTGTAAAAGTCCGAATCGCCCATATTGTCGTTCTGTATTGTTAGGGCGTCTTTTGTCTTACCAACGTAAGCAATATTGTATGGCGGGTCAGTCATTACAAGGTCACACAACTTACCATTCATTAACTTCTCCCACGTATCAACCTCTGTGCTACTGCCGCATAGCAACTTGTGTTCCCCTATTTCGATAAGGTCACCCAGTACGATGCTGGTGGTGATTGTTTCTGGTATTTCGTATTCGTCCTCTGTTGCTTCGAGTACCTTCGGCTCCTCGAGGTCAACTGGCAGGTCGAGCCA